ATTGATCCTGCATATGTAGAACGATTTGTGGATCAGTTTGAAGAATTAATTAATGAGTAGTAAAGGAACATCCAGGCAATTTGGTTCAAGTGGCGATTCAATCGTCCCAGGTTCCTATACGCTTGATTATGTTTTCCTTTATACAAACAAAGGTATTGAACTTAATATAGAAAATCTTGTTAATAATTTTTATATTAATGAATCTCTTGATACACCGTTTTTAGAAATGGATATTCAAATTGTTGATGGTGCAAATTTACTTGAAGAACATCGATTAAATGGTAATGAAAAGATTAAAATGTTAATTAAACAATCACCATTATCAGATGATTTAAATCCAATTAAATGGGAATTAAATTTAAGAGTATCAGAAGTTTATGGATATGTTCGTAATCTACCAAGTAAACAATTCTATAATTTAAAATGTACATCAGAACATATGTATTTAAATTCAGCAAAGGTTTTAAGAAGATCGTTTGAAGGTACTATTGGAAATCTTATTAAAAAAATATGTAATGATATTAATATTAAACCAAAATTTATTAATGAAAGCAGTAAAAATGTTATAAAAGGAATATATCCTACAATTAAACCAATACAAGCTGCTAATTGGTTAATGCGTAATGCATTTGAAGATGGTACACCATTCTATTTTTATGAAACAGTTTTAAATGGAATTCATTTTGATTCATATAAATCATTTGTTAATAAAGAAGTATATAAAACATTTGATTATAAACCACAAATACAAAAGAGTTTAGGTGTTGAAGGTTCATTTGATGAAATAGCAAAAAGAGTTCGTAAAATTACTGGGCCATTTAATATGTCGCAATTAAGTGCTGTAAGCCAAGGTGCGTATAGTTCATCTTTATTTACAGTTGATATTGCAACAAAAGATTTTAAAGAATCAAATTATACATATACAGATAATTTAAAACTTAATAAAAATCAACCATTTAATACTGATCATAAAATATTTGATCGTGAATATAATACATTAAAAGAATCAAAAAATCATTTTGTATCATTAAACTCAAAAGCATTTAAGCAGGGTAATTATCATGCTCCATTAGATCAAACTCTTTTAAAAAATGAATCATATTTAAAAAATATTAATTTTAATGTATTACAAATTACAATACCTGGAGATTTTGAACTTGAAGTTGGATCTAAAATTAATTTAGAAATAGTTAAGGCTACTACATTTGAACATTTAGGAGATCCTGCATCTATGAAAGATAAATTTTTATCAGGAATTTATTTAGTAAGTAAAATATCTCATGTATTTAATGAAGAATTTATGCAAATTGTAGAAATTAAGAGAGATTCCTTGGGAGTAGATATTAATGCGTAATGAAGATCAATTTATAGGTGGTGAATTTAGTTGGTTTACTGGTGTTATTGAGGATATTAATGATCCTGATAATTTAAATCGAGTAAAAGTTCGATGCCACGGTTGGCATACATCAAATGCAAGTTTAGTATCTACTGAAAATTTACCTTGGGCAACTGTTATGATGCCAGTCACATCGGCATCGATTCAAGGGAATGGTGGTAATCATCATTTGGAAGTAGGTTCGTGGGTCGTTGGATTCTTTAGAGATGGACCAAGTGCTCAAGATCCTATGGTAATGGGTTCAATTGCAACACAAACAAATGGTACTCAGGATATACCAACAGAATCATCAGTAGATAATAAAGTATATAAATCAAAAGCGGGCCATTTAATTGAAATTGATAATGAAGATGGTGGAGAAAGAATTAATATTAAACATAAATCTGGTTCCTATATTCTTTTTAAGGCTGATGGCCAAATAGAAATTAAATCACTTGTTAAAACAACGGTAATATAATGGCAGTGCCAAGTGTTACATTGCCGGCTTTAGAATGTCCTGACGTTTTATTACCTACGCCCGCAAATCTTTCAAATCTTTTTGGTGGTTTAGCCACAATGTCATATCGTTATCCTGACGAATTAGCAGATTTAAAAGCAAAATTAGAACAAATCGAAGAAGATATATTAGATATTTACAATCCTAAGTGGGAAAAGATTGATATACCAGAAAAGAAATGGGATATTATGATGACTCGTTTAGCAGCTGAATATCCAATGTATGTACAAAAAAAGATACTTGAATTAATTAATAGTCTTTTTCCAATTGAATTTAATGTTACTATTTTAGGTATATCAATTGATATATTAGAATTTTTAGAAGATCCATCATCAATCAGAGATTCACTTGAATTGGAAGAGATTGATAGTATATATGATTTAATACCTGATGAATATAAAGTATGGGATAAGTTTGAAACAGCTGATTTTAAAAAAGAATCAGTGATTAATTATATACGATCTGAAGTTGCAAAGAAAATGAATTTATTAATGCATGGCGGGTTTACAGGTTTAATTGGTTTATTTAGTGAGATATGGGATACGCTTGGATTACCTTCAATTCCAGCGTTAGAAGAACTTGATTTAGAAGCTTTAATCCGTGATAAAACAACAGAGGAATTAGAATCAATATCAATCTTTGGTTATAGTTTAAATGATTTACTTGGTGGTGAGTTTGATAATAATGTTGATATTGATGAATATAATAAAGAACGATTATTAAAACGAGCTCGTGAATTTGCTGAAGAATGGCAAACATATTTAATTAAAAAATGGATGGAAAAGGTTACAAGTTTCTTTGATGCGATTGGATTAGGTGCTTTAACTCAATGGATAACCTTTACATTCTGTGATTTTTTAACAATAATAGGATTTCCAACAACAATAGATTTACCACCTTCAATACAAACCGCTGTTGCTTCAACAAATAGCTTAACCGTTGCTGAAAGTGGCGAATAAAAGATATAAATAACTATATGGCAGGATTACTTACAGGCGATAAAAGCATATCAGGTAACTTAGAACAAGCACGTATTGTTTCTAAAAAGAAGCCTTGGCGCGATTTAGATCTTTCTTTAAAGATTCATCCTATACGAAAGGATATCATCCCTTTAAAAGATGATGCAGCAATTAAGAATGCTGTAAAGAATTTATTAGTCAGTAACTTTTTTGAACGACCTTTTCAGCCAACATTAGGTGCTAATTTAAGAGGTTTATTGTTTGAACCTGCAGATGCAATTACTAAATTAGATCTTAAACAAGGAATTCGTAGAGTATTAGATACTCATGAACCAAGAATTAAAGTTTTAAATATTAAAGTTCTTGACGAATCAGACAATAATTCATATAGAATTACAGTAAATTTTTTAATCAAAGAATACGATACAGCAGAAAGTGTTGAAATTGTATTAAGAAGGCTCAGATAATATGGCAACAAATTTAAATGTAACGGAATTAGATTTTGCAGACATTAAGCAAAATTTAAAAAACTTTTTAAAACAACAAACAGAGTTTAATGATTATGACTTTGATGGTAGTGGATTAAATGTTTTATTAGATGTGTTAGCATATAACACTCACTATAACGCATTGAACGCTCACTATTCATTAAATGAATCATTCCTTGATTCTGCTCAGATTCGTGGTAATGTTGTCACAAGAGCAAAACTTTTAGGTTATACTCCTCGTTCAGTTTTATCGCCAAGAGGTAAAGTTGATATTGTTGTTAATGTTGCTGCAGAAGTAGGAACTAAACCTACCGTTTTAGAGTTAACACGAGGTACTAAATTAAATACAGTTGTCAGTGGCGAAGAATTTCAATATGTTGTATTGGAAACTCAACAAGCAACATTAAGTGCTGTATCAGCAAATACATATCAATTTAATGATGTAGTCATTTCAGAAGGATCAGTAAGAGAATTAAAATATAGAGTTGATAATGATATAGAAAATCAGAAATTTCAACTTACAGATTACGATGCCGATACAAGTACATTACGTGTACGAGTACAATCAAACGAAGAATCATCCTCTTTTGATGTATACACAAAGTTTGAATCATTAAAAGATGTTAATTCAACATCAAAGGTTTATTACCTACAAGAAAATCCAAGTGGATACTATGAGGTATTCTTTGGTGATGGCGTAACAGGATTCAAGCCTACAAATAATAATATTGTTAC